ATGAGCCTCGACACGAATCTGCTGGCTAAAGTCTCCGCCGATCGCGCCCTCGGATCGGCCATGCTGTTCAAGAATCGGCACTCGCAGGATTCCGCGCCGATGCACGTGGCAATGATGGACGCGTGGTCCGGCGCCGATGAATTCGTGCTGATCGAGGCATTCCGGAAAGCGGCCAAGTCGACGACCTGCGAGGAGGCGTTGATCATGGAAGGCTGTTTCGGCAACTTCAATTATTGGCTGTTGATCGGGGAAACGTTCGATAAGGCGGTCCAGCGATTGCAGGCGATCGACTACGAGGCGCGCACCAATGTGAAGCTGCACCACCTGTTTGGCAATAAGGTGCTCGCGCGGAAATCGACCGAGAACAAGATGTTTTTTCGGTCCGGTGCGGTGATCCAAGCGCTCGGCTGGGAGCAGGAATTGCAGTCGTTCAAGCACCACGAACACCGCCCGGATGGGGTGTGGCTGGATGATATCGAGAACAAGGAAACGGTTCGGGATTCGGCGGCCGTCGAGGCTGGCATGCGGAAACTATTCCTCGAGTTGCTGCCGGCCTTGGGACAGGGTAAGCGCCGCATTCGCTTCACCCAGACCCGTCGCGCCGAAGACTGCATGGTGACGCGCCTGGCTGCCAATCCGGAATGGCTGTACCTCGCTTTCCCGGTCTGTGATCGCGATCCGGATGACCCGGAAGCAGTATCGAACTGGCCGGGCAATTTCCCGATGGACTGGATTCGGCGCGAGAAACGGATGTACGAAAGCGCCGGGAAATTGCAGGAATTCAAGCAGGCATTCATGCTCGATGTGAGCAACCCGGAGGGAAAGCCATTCCGCGACGACATGATCCAGGGGATGGACGTCTCGCCGTGGCACTGGATGCCGCGCTACGCGATCTACGACCCCGCGCGCACGGCGAACCAGAAGCGGACCAAGGAGGTGAGCCGGTCGGACCGATACGGGAAGGTGGTGGTCTCGAAACTGGGCTCGCGGATTCTGGTTCACGAATCGTCCGGCAAGTTCTGGAAGCCAGACGAGATGATCGAAGACCTGTTCGTGACGAACGAGCAGCACGTGTTGGCGAAACTGGGGATTGAGAAGAATTCGTTGGACGATTGGATCATGCAGCCTATCCGTCTGAAGATTTTAGCAAAAGGTCAATCGCTGCCGCTGGTGGCCCTGACCGCGCCGCAGGACCGCAGCAAGGAGGATTTCATTCTCGGGCTGCAGCCGTTTTTTGAGGCCGGCGACGTGGTGCTGGTAGGGGGGCGTACCGCGCATCCGCAGCTCGTGGCGGAAATCCTGAATTTCCCCCAGGGTACCCGTGATATTCTGAACGCCTTGGCCTACAGCCTGAAAATGTTCTCGGGGCAGACTGTGTATCCAGATTTCAACGCATCGAACATCGGTGAAGCGCCGGAACCGGCACGAGGAGAGACCGTCTATGTGGGATTCCATGCAAGCGCTGCAGAGACCGTATGCGTTGCCCTGCTCCGTGACGGTCGACGCCTTACCGTCGCCTTCGATGCGGTGCGGGCGGGTGCAGATGCGGTTAAAGACCTGGCTTACGAACTCCGGGCCACATTCCCCCTGGCCACGTTTTCGATCTGGGCGCCAGCCGAGGTTCACGACCAATGGCAGCGTATCCCCCTTATCCCCGCACTTCGTGCCGAGCGTTTTAACGTCTACCGCGGCGAGCATAGCGCCGTGGCGCGCGGGTGTCTCTCGGATCGACTGAGGACCGAATGGCGCGGTAAAAAGTTGCTGGTGGTGGACCGCGAGGCGACCTTGACGCTGAATTCGCTGGCCGCCGGCTATGCCCACGAAGTGAAGCGCGGCGGCACGATTTCACCACAGCCGGAAGAGGGGACGTCACGTCTCATTGGTGAGGCAATCGAGAGCATGGTGTCCATCATCGATAAGTCCCAGGAGGTGGGCGAGCTCCCGAAAGGCGCGAATGTCGGTCTCACACCCGGCGGCCACACCTACGTCACCGCGCACCCGTCGCGGCGTTGACAAGCGGTTCGTTTCGGGAATAAAGTGGCGTCAGCACGGTAGAGAAGCTGGCATCTCGTCTGGCTCATAACCAGAAGGTCAGGGGTTCGAATCCCCTCTGTGCAACCAAATTCCCACCGGAGACCACCATGGCCGTCACCCGTTCTATTCACAAAAAAGCTCCTTCGCAAAACCCTGTCGCCTTTTTCAAGTGCGAGCAGCAGGGCGGCACGCACGGCACGCCGAAGCCGGTACCGGACAAATTGTCCGGTGGGCCGATGCGCGAAAAGATTTACGGCCGTAAAGATTTGTCGAAGTAGGCTGCCATGAAAGTCCGCTTCTGGCCCCCGTTCAACCTGTCGTATCCGAAGCGCGAGCAGATTGTCAATGCGGCAGTGGGTCATCGCGGCGGTACTGTTGATCTCGAATCGGAAGATCGGACGCCGTATGAGCGTGTGCTGCTGATCGACGCCGGCGACGAACACCCTGCCAACGGGCCCTTTGCCCAACTCATCGAGGAAGCCGAACATGAAAGCGAAGAAACCGAAGGACACACGCAAGTCGGTGAACATGATGGGCAAGTCGACGGAGCCGTGGAAACGGGGACCGAAGAAACCGGGCAACGACGCGAAGCCGAAGAATCCGGGACCACCGAGCACCAATAAAAATTCCAAGTCTATGAATTCCGCGAAAATGAAAAAACTGACTGGGACGCTGATCTGATGTCGCGCGGTCAAAAAAAAAGCCGGAAAAGTCCGAGCTGAAAAGCGATACCGTCGATAGCAAGGCTATCCACGCGCTGGACCCGGACGCGCCTGAGATTGAAAACTGGGCCGATAAGCCCGAATCCGAAGCCCACAAGGCGGCCTGCAAACTCTACCCGCTGATCATCAAGGCGTTTGAGAACCAGGCGGAACAGTCGGATCGCATCGAGGAATATTGGTGCATCTACAACGCCCAGCCAGACGAAAATCTTCAGTACACCGGCAACTCTCCCGGCTACCTACCTGAAGTTCGCGACTGCATCAACGCGCGCGCCAAGCGCACCCTGAAGCAACTATTCCCGGTCAACAATAAGCACGTTGACGGCATGTCGGCGGACGGCAAAATCCCGCTGACGCAGTTGTCATTGCTCGAGCATTACATCCGTAAGACGCAACTGAAGACGATTGTCCGTTCTGACCTGGTGGCGGGTGACGTGACCGGCCAGTGGAACCTCATGATCGACTGGTTCAAGTCTGAGCGCCGCGTGACCGAGCTCGTGAAGCGGAACCCGATCATCGAGCAGCTGGACGGCGAGGATGTCACCGATCTGGGCATCAATGATCCGGATGCCGACGAGTACGAGGACACCGAGGAAAACGATGTCGTCGAAGAGGGCCCGGATATTGTCGACTTTGCTGTCGAGGACCTGGCCGTCATTCCGCCGACTTGCAATGAGCTCGAAAAGGCGAAGTGCGTAACGTTGCGCCTGCGCTTGAGTCGCGAGCGCGTGCAGGAAATGATCGACGAGGGTGTGTTCATTCTGCCGGACGGCGTGGATATCGACGGCCTGTTCGACGTGAAACGCATGGAAGCCAAACGCAACCGAGAGAAAAAGCAGACTGAGGATGCCGGCATCAAGACCAATGGCACCGATAAGCATCTGCTGGTCTTCATGACGTATGCGCGCTTGGACCTGGACGAGGATCACAAGCGTTCAGCCATCATTTATTTTTCCGGTCCCGATGAAATTTTGGGCCTCATCAAAAATCCGTTGTGGTCTGGGAAAATTCCTATCCTGTCGAAACCCGTTGACCGCATCAAAGGTTCGTTCAACGGTAAATCGAAAATCGAGCCGGTCAAGTACCTGCAGTGGAACCTGTGCGACTTCTGGAATATGGGGCAGGACAGCGCGCAATATTCCATGCTGCCGATCTATGCTGTCGATCCGTTGAAAACACCGCAGTGGGCGAGCGGTTTGGTCATTGGTCTCGGGGCTATCTGGCCGGTCGCGCCGGCGGATGTGAAGCAAATGCCAGGGAATACCCTGTGGAAAGACGCCTTCCAGATCTGCGACAACATTGCCAAGCGCATCTGGCAGTCGATGGACGTCAACGAGATGATGATGGGAAAGATGCCCGCCGGACGGAAGAATAACCAGCTGATGGGGCAGATGCAGCAGGAGCAATCCACCGTCATCACCGATAACGCCGATCGCTACGAGGAGGTCATGCTGACGCCGCTCGTCGAACTGATGTTCGAGTTTGACCAGCAGTTCCGCACCGATGAGGTGATGATCGAGCAGCGCGGCGAAATTGGTGTGAAAGCGTCTATCGAAGTGATTCCGCCGCCGCAGTGGGGCCAGCGATATTTCTTCCGCTGGGCCGGCACCACCTACCAGATGAATATGTCGCGCATGCAACAGCAGATCGCCTGGGTGAACGTCTTGAAAGGCATTCCACCGCAGATGTTGGGCGGGAAGACTCTCGACCTGTCGCCGATGGC